CTGCTGCTAAATGTTGAAATTCCAAGACCAGAAGTAGATGCAACATTTAATCTACTATTAGACACAGTGCCAGTAGAAAGATTGCTAGCATTAAGACTTGTCAAACTAGACCCATTACCAGAGAACGAATCAGCAACAATAGCTCCAGCCTCAAATCCACCAAGAGAATTACGAAGAACCAACGTGCCTGCGCCAGAAGAAGCAGTAGCATTACTTGTTACAGTAAAGGTACTTCCTCCGCTCTGATTAGCGGTAAATGATGCTGATCCGCTCAAGCCAGATCCAGAAACAGCTAATGTTAGTGTGCCATTACCGATACTTGCGCTAGTAATATAAGTATTGGTATCGACACTACCATCACCTTTTAAGAACTGACTACTAGTACCACCAGCCTTAATAAAACTATTAGCAGTAACATTGCCAGCAGAAAATGATCCAGTAGAGTCTCTTAGAACAATCGTACCGTTACCACTAGAAGCGCTAGCATTACTTGATATTGTATATGCTGTTGCTCCATTGGCATTAGCAGATGTTCCTGTTAATCCAGAACCTGCAGTAGAGATAGTACTAGCATATTGTCCAGTAGTATCTGTTCCTAAAACCACACTGGAGGGCTGTACTGTTGCAGCGACACTGACTGTTACATCAGCTCCAACACTAGCAGAAACAGACCCTGTACCAGCCACATCTCCTGTTAATATAACTTTTGTGATCGGAGCAGGAACATTTGTCTGATTATCCCAGCTTAGATAATAACTACCATCTTGACCGTCTAACTTATCAGCATTAAGATTAGTAACAACAGTTGTTGATGTAACAGCAATAGCGTTGGCTGTCATGGTACCGGTTACGTTAGCTGACCCAACTTTAATTGGTCCAAAAGGACCTGTGAATACTTCGCTACTATTAGTTGCACCAGTAATAAATACGAATGCGTCATTGCTATCAGAATATCCGAAAAATCCTGTTGCTGCTGTGCCGTTATTATATTTAAATTCTATACCGCGATCTTTATTATCATTTATTCCAGCAGTATCCCCACCAAGAGTAAAGATAGGGTCATCAATAGTAACAGTTGTACTATTAACAGTAACAGTATTACCATTAACTAATAGATTTCCTCCTACTGTAAGATTTCCTGTTGAGCTAATTGTTCCATTAACTACTAAATTGCCTGTAACAGTAGCATTACTTCCTACTTGTAGTGTTCCAAGATTGGTTGTGCCACTAGCAGAAAGATTATTTATCCCATAGATATTTTTTGAACTGTCTGTTACTAGAGCTTTACTGGCTTCTGCTGTGCCAAGTGTTGTAATATCAACATAATTTAATTCACTAGCGGTCGATGTAACACCAACTATTGTTGATGGCTGTATGCCCGTAAGATGAACAGTATACTGTGTATTGCTTGAAACAGCCGAACTGGTTAAATAAATACCACCAGAACCGGCGCTAAGACTGTTGGTCATACCCGTAACGGAAACTGTTGTAAAACCTGTTCCAGCATCATCGTATGATTTACTTGTGCCGAAACCGGAAATTACTCCGCTATTTCCTATAACATCTTGTACGCCCTCTAAAAAGTCAGTTATATCTGTGGTTTGAATGGATGGATCGCTTAAGCTTACTGTAGCAACACCACTAACTGTATTTACAGATATTCCTCCTCCTGCTGCAACCGATTTTATAGCTGCATATGGCAGACTACTCCAAGCAGTGGATCCGTCTCCTATTTTGAAAAGACCGCTATCAGTTTCAAATCCTATTTCACCTTGTGCTAATACTTGTGAACTCCACTGAGAGGCTGTTCCTCTACGTACCTGAATTTTTGTGTTAACTGGCATTTTAGACCCCTGTTATTTTGTTTTGTTTAAGGACTACCACAGTCAAATTCATATGAGTTTAAATAATCGTCCAAACCAATTACATTATTCACATTTACTTGTGCAAAATCGCTTATATATTCATTCAATCCATCTATTCTACTAACATCCAAATTTCCAATAATTTTGCTCATTGGTATGTCATCTGGTAAATCACTTGCTAATATTTTTTCAGTATTAACAACTTCTAAATTAAATGTCTCATATCTCTCAATTTCGACATTATTAAGATTCTCTATGAAACTAGTTTCAATCTCTATAATGTTTGTTTGAGGATCCAAAATTTCAATTATGAACTCGCTCATTGTACACAATCCAATGCTGTGCTAGATTGACTGAATCGTTTCACTATATTAATAGTGCCAAACAATAATCTAGTTGTATATTTACCTCCTCCAGAATATATGTCATCTGGAGACTGTAATTCCAAATCATATTTTGCGGTATTAAAATTAAAACTATTTGTTGTTGATGCCGGAAACATTAGAGTTAATTTTCCATTTGCTTCATCAATAACAAACTTATATACACTATAGTCTATATTGTCACTACTAAAAATTTGGGTCGATCCTGTGTTGGTCTTCCATACTATTCTGGCGCACCAACCAGTCAAATTAATAGGAGTACTATTTTGATCCTTATAAATTAAGGATATTTTAAAGGAGGTACCTTGTTCTATGGCAAAGTCATATTTGCTTGCGGCCATAATTCACTCGCGTTAGTTAGATTTTTGAAGCTGTACTAGTAAATACACTATACGTATAAAAAAAAGAAGGGCTGGTTTCCCAGCCCTACTTATTTTCAAAAGTTATTTTTGAACATCAAAATCATAGAGAGCCGAGAAGAACTCTACGGTTGTCAAGAACAGCAAAGCCCTGTTCAGCCCAACCATAGAAGCCAGCTCTCTTTTGACGATGTAGTGTATCGTCTTCAAAAATCTGAACTTGTTCACGAATTGGCATTATGAAACTGTCTCTCTTGCGTAGGTCAAGACCTACAACTAGCTCAGAATCATGATCACTTGGTAGACTGCCACTTAGAGTATTGCTATAGAATAGTTGATACTCTTGGCCTTCGCCAAGTTCGTCTAGGTCATGAAGGTTAACACCGAAGATGCGATTGATTGTGCCGTCTGCGGCAGTGTAAATCTCTCTGCGTGTTACTTCATCAACTTGATCAAGACCCCAGTTACGAATGTCTTCCATTGACTCTGGAGAGACGTATAGGTCTGTAAGTAGTCCACGGTTATTGCTAGCCGAGTTACCACCACCGTTTCTACGCATAACTGTCTTCATCAAACTTACCAATCTCTTGGTAAATTGACCAGTGCTAGCATCGCTATCGTAAACTACAATGTTACGATCAACGCCAGCGGCAAGTAGTGTGTGCCATCCGTCATCATTCATCTTCTTGACAAATGAACCTTCTAGAACTTCCATAGCACGACCAACAACATCCCAGCGAGCATCACGAGCATACTTTAAGAGATAGTCGATTGAGGCGCCGATGTCATAGGTTGGAACCATGACGTAATCGCCTTCAACGTGACGCTCTGGAATATATCCATGATTTGGAACGGTATAGGCAACGAAGTCCTTCTCTGTACCAGGAGCTAGGAAGTCGAGTGGAAATTCTGGAGTTGCACTTTGAGCCAATTGAATTGGTTCGAAAATGCCGTCTAGGATATCTCCACTGAGTAATCCTTGACGAAGTGGTAGTTCAAGAGCCTTTGCAAACTCTGCATTAGCAGCTAGAGCTACTTCTCTTTTCTGTGAACCAGAGCGAACTAAGAGATCAGTTAGTTCTGGTGTTGGTTGAAATGCTTTAGTATTACCTGACATTTTTTTCTCCCTTAAATAAGTTTAAGCTTAAGCAATGTTTACAGAGACTTTTGCGTAACCGTCGGCGTCTTTACTTCTCAAGAACTGACCGATTTTTACAGCATTTGTACTTGATGTACCGATCTTACCGTCAGCGCCGACATAGGCATCAGCACCAGCAGTTGGTGTGGCACCAGATACGATCATGTTGGTTGTTACTTGGCCGTTACGAAGTAGTGTAACTTTGCCACCAACCTGAACTTCATCTTTGTGCCAGTTGATGTGCTGTCTTGTGAGATCAAGATTTACCACGTCGGTGAGAAGGACACCTACTGGTTTTGCTCCACTAACAGCACCAGCATAAGCAACAACAGCACTGGCATCATCCATAGATACGCCAGATCCGCCTGTACTTACACTAGCAACACCGCCTCTTTCGGCTACTGTGTTCATGAAGAATGATACATCTGTGAGTAATTCGATACGATCTGCTTTAAGAGCCATGTTATTCTCCCTTATTAAGTTTTTTGCCTAGTCTAGCACAAACAAATTCAACTAATTCTGCACGAGTGGTTTCTTCTTGTGAAACTGTTTCACCACCCACACTGAGGCTAACACTCTCTTCTGTTTCTACATTATCAAGAGCACTAGCGTCTACTGTATTTTCTGAAGCCTTTTTCTTTTCTTTTGTGTCTTCTTCCTTGTCATCTTTTTTATTGAGCCAAGGTGGCATTTTGCCAGCAAAAAGACTTGTCATTGCTGCAAAGGCGTCGTCGTCTAATGAATCGAATTTATCAACTGTGGCAGAAGCTGACTCTGAATCAAAGCCTGCTTCGACAAGTGATGCCATTCTTTTCATTTTCTTTTCTTTTTTAGCCATTTCTTCTTCTTTCATCTTGTAGCCAGCAATAACTTCGTTTGCTGCTTCAAGTTCAGATTTGGCTTTTTTCATTTCTTCTTCTTTCATCTTATCTTCTTCGCTCATTTTTTTGGCAGCTTCTTCTTTTTCAAGAGTGATCTGCTCTAGAGCAACTGTTAATTCAGCAATTTTGTTTTTGAGTTCGGTATTCTGTGTTTCTAAAGCTGCAATAGCTTCTGTGGCAGATTCTGCTGTTTTGACTTCCATAGCTTCAATCTTACTTTTGATTTCTGCTACTTCTTTTATTACTGGATCAAGATCTAAACTCATAATAGTATTCTCCGCGTTAAAGGTTAACGTACTTTTAGATACACCTGGTTCGATAAAATCGTCTTTTTTTTCGCTTAATAATTTATTAAAGTTTTCCTTAGTAAAGATTATACTCTCAGGATTTGCTGGTTTATCAACAAAACCTTTGCCGGAAAATGTAATATTTCTAAGTACTCTACCTATTTTATATGACTCATGCTGACCATTTCCGCCGTATGCTCTTAGGTACTTAGTTAGATATGCTGTATTGTCATTACGAGCAAGTACTTTGTATTCGCCATTTGCAGTATTGATTAATCCATAATCAAATCCATTAAAGAAACACTCCATACTAACAAATTTTGTACCAGACTCGATCTCTGCTATTAATTTTTCAGCACGATCTCTAAGCTCAGGATTACTAAATGCTTTATAAATTACAGAGCCAGTTAATATATGGTATTTTTCTGGTAAATTTTCTATAGGAGTATTTTCATCGATCAATATACCATCTTCGGTTATTGGCCAATTTGATGTTATATGACCTATTATGGTTCCTTCGTCATGCTCAAGATTCGTTGGTTTATCTTCTGGCGTATTTCTAGCAATCCATACTTCTTTGGAATCAAAAATATCATCATTTTTATTCCAATTTGAACTAACTAATATAGATTGTACATAATATAAATCAGAATCATCATAAGAAGCTAAGCTTTTTAATTTTTTAACTTTGTATGTGCTATCGCATGGCTCAACAGAGGCTGCATAAGAAAATGAGGCTGATGACTGAATTTTATGTTCTAGCCCATCTTCAATTTCTGCTTTAAATATTTGCATTATTTTTTACTCCTGTGCTAGATTAGTGTACACCGTAGAATAAAAAGAAGCCTTAGCCTGTTTTTGTTCATCAACAGTAAGTTCTTTGCTTAAAATCGATCTAAGATCATTTACCCATTTGTGATATTCGGACAATAAGACATTTGATGATGCAGGTGATGATTTAAGTTTTTCTACTACTTCTGCGTCGGTTATGTCCGTTAAAGGCTCTATTGAGAATAGAATTTTCGTTTTTACATTGTCTAGTTCTGTAACTTCTTCATTAGATAAACTTCTTAAGTTTTTCTTTTGATAAAAATCTAGTAGTATTGGATTAATTATCTTACTAATCTTATCTTGGGCGTCAGCTGCCCAAAACATAATTTTTGCTCCAGTTTGTGGGGCAAACTTTCTGTCTTTTCTGGTTTGTGTGTCTTTAGAGTTTTTTGGGCGACCTTGGCCGGGTTCTTTTGGCAAGGATTCTGGCGAATCCTTTGCCAACTTCGTTGGGGAAGGCTGTGCTGGTGTTTTCATTTCTAGAGCTGCTTGCTCTCCCTTTTTCTTATTTTCTAAATCTAATCCAACTTGACTGGGAGAAACAATTCCTGTCTGTAGAGCTATCTTCTTAAGAGATTGCTCCGGAGTAGGATCATGCCATGGTCCAGCTTTTTTGATCATTCTATCGCTCTTTCTCTCTCTTATTTCTCTGTTGAGTCTTGTCTTTTCCATATCAGGATCAAAACCGAATCTTGTTTGCAATAGTTCATCACTAATTAGATTACGATCAGCTAATTGAATCAATAGCGCTTTTTCTGAATCTTCATTACTAAGGTCCATTCTATCAAATTCTACTTTGGCACTGTATTTGAAACCCATAGCTTTTTGAACCAAAGCAAATTCTCTTTCCCAAAATTCCATCAGAACATCTCTACCATATTGTAGTCTTTGAGTAAGAGTCTTTAATGAAATAAAGTTATTCGTTGTTCCGGCCGCTCCGAAAGTTCCGGTTAGTGTAGGAGGAATACCAAGTCCAGCGTAGACGCTGTTTAAGTGTGGTATATATTTAGCTTCTCCTAAGAACTGATGAACACCAGTTTTACTTTCTATTAGTTCTATATCTGGACCCCAAATCAAATCCATAGTCCCACCACCAACATTATTTCCTAAAATAGCTGCTAATTTAGCTGTGGCTGCTTTTGTAGGAGCAATTTTATGCTCAAGACTACCAAGTTTAAAAATACGAATATTGCTTATGGCACCATCAAGCGCTGCCATATCAGCTAATTTAAGCTTTTCAATAATAGTAATATCATCCATAATAGCATATATCATAGGATATGCCCATGTTTGCCAATCATCTTTTTTATAGTGAAATACTAATGTTTTTTCTGGATCAAGTGGATATGGCTTTTTTGTTTTGGCTGCTTCTAATATTGCTTGCGGTAGTCCTGATACTACTTCTTTTTCTGCTTCTGTTTTTGGATTGATAACCATTTTCCTCAACATGGGAGGAAGAATTAATTCATATCTTTTATCCTGGACAAATGAAGATAATGCGCCCGCTGCGACATCAACGAAAGAAGGATCAATAAATGTATACTTCCAAGGAATCTCTCTTTTTTCTAGTTTGATTTCTTCGATATCTTGAACCTGAAAATCTGGAGATGCTACTGCCTGATATAGTGTTTCTGTTGCTTTAAGACTTAATTTACCTGTTTGTCTATTAACAACAACATTTCCTGTTTTATAGAGATTGTTAAGAAATCTTTCGCTGCGTTCCTTGCCTCTAACTTTTTTAAACCATTTTCTATAAAAGCGTTCTATTCTCTTATTTCTGTGAACTGGTCTTATTCCTTGGCTAGCAAAATCACCCATAAGATCTATAACATTTTTTACCAAACCAACTCTTTGATAAATATCTTCTGCTTTTTTTAGTATAACCTTAAAAGTACGAGGAACAGCTTCGTCTGGACGGAAAAAATCATAATCAGATCTGGTTAAGCCTGGGCGACCAGATGTATTTTTATCAAGATTAGAATAGTCTAATCCGTATCTTCTCATGGCTGTAGAGTGTTCTATTCCGGTAAATTCGCCAAGAGAATCAGCACTAGTTTTAAGTGCTTTTTCTTTACTGGCTAAATCATCACCCCATGCAATATAAATTTCTGAATTTTCTAGAGCTGCGTCAGATATCGCTTCGCTTTTTGGATATTTTTTAGCCATATTTTTTTAATATAATTACAATGCTATTATAATACAATTGTTAAATTTTATACACATTTTACTTGTAAATGCCTAGATAATCAGAGTCATTTGCCCCAGCAGTAAACCATTCTGGCCCTTTATATAAGGCTCCCTCATGTTTGACAACATTAATTCGATTATCCCCTACTACATCATACTCTATTGGCTGTAATGTTCTAGTCATTTGTCTTGCTAACATATTTGCTATTACTAATGAGCTATATCGGTCTTTTCTTAATCTTCCCTTTTTACCATTTTGTAATTTAACTTCTGGAGTATCCCAGCGATCTCTGGCTCCTGATCCTGTGCTTGTTTGTGTCATTACTATGGTTGTTAATTCATTTTTTAATTCTTCTATCTCTAGTATACATTCACTTAAACTATCATAAATAGGATTTAAATCTCCTGTTAAAATATCTTTACCTTCTTTGTCTAGTGCTAAACCTAGAGTTAAATTATCAAAACGAGGAAATAATAAGATTTTATCTTCTAGATCTTTTCTTAGTCCATGATTAGCCTGACTTGTCCAATCTGCTTTAGCAATTTTCTTGCACAAAAACCATAGAAATCATGGTCCTGCACAAGGCCAGTCTTTAGTCTTTCTTTAAAATTATTACGGTTAGTAGTCCAGCAATATACTATTCTTCTATGGTCAGGAAATACTTCTAATATAACTATACTAAAATTATCCTGTTCACTAGCAGGGTCTATACCATATACATATTGAGAATTTGCATTGCCTCTGGTTGCAGCATCAAATGTTATAACTTTGTCATTAACGGTTATGGGATTTTGATCTGATGTTACACAATTTTCTATTAGGCTACGCCTAAAGAAACCTTCGCTATCTTTTACGAAACATGCGGCATATTCCATATTATATATTCCAGTATGAATAGTAGCTTTAGCTCTACTTACTTGCTTGTCGTCCATGAATCCTTTTGGAATAAGTTCATAAGGAATACGAATAATACTATAATCTTTCCAATTAAAATTATCAGGAACTTCGCCTTTAAAAATTTCTTCTAGTTTATTTCTGTTTCCTTTGCTTTCTATTATAGCTTTATATCGTTTCCAATAACTAGCAAAATGTTTGAAATCATAATCTGCTGTACCACTAATAATAGCCTGATTACCCATTTTATATTCTAAAGCTTCAAGTTCATCGTTCCAAATGCCCGCCTCAATCATTGCTTGTTTTTTAGCTTCTTCTTTAACATTCTGAATAGGACTAGCACTTACAGCAGCGAATCCTGATACTACTGTTTCGTAGATATCTGGTGATATAGACGCAAATTCGTCAGCAATAATAATATGGGCACGTAATCCTCTAATTTTACTACCGTCGCCCATTGGAATGGCTATAGTCCAACTGTCTCCTAGTCTCATCGTGCATCTGTCAACATCTCGTCGTGGACCATCATCATTGCCATTAAATATGCTTCGCAATATAGGACTATTCCTCCAAATAGTTTCCATATATTCAAAAATGATTTTACTCTGACGAAATGCGGCTCCTACCACGACTATTTTAGTTCCCGGACAAAATGTACATTTAATAATACAATATAGCGCTAATAGAAAACTTTTGCCCCAACCACGGCTAGCAATATACATAGGAAAAGCTCGTATCCAAAATTCTTGAAGAATAGCAATTTGTATAGGATGCAATTCTATGTTGAATAACATCTTTACCATACTACCAATATATCTTGGATCTTTGAATAGCCTAACAAGATGCAAGTCAGGATTTTCGATATCTACCTCTGACCTATGAATCATAGGATTACGGGAGATGGTTACAGAATCTAAGTCTCCTAGACCCAGCCATGCATCATCAAAATTATTTTTTCTGGATTCGCTCAATGTAATTTACCTTTTTTAGAATATATTCTGCCATTTTTTCGGCATTACTACTATCTCCACAAAATACTATTTTTATATTATGATTAATTTGCAGTTCTAAAATATGTTTCATAATAAATGCTGGACTAATTTTAATTTTATCCCATAGTCTTTTAGGTACATTACTGCCAACAGGATAAATTAAGATATCTTCTAAATCAAATTCTAATAGTAAAAATGCATATTTGACATGACTTAATCGCTCAACAACATCTTTGAAACGACTTTCTGTTATGTTATTGGCAAATTCGCTAGCGCTCTTTTTTCTCTCTATAGCTAAAATTGTTTCTAGTCCCTCTATGCTGTAGTCTCCAGTATCTAATTTTTTGTTAGCTTTTGTATAATGATCAAAAGACCATGGTTGTTGTTCTCTGGTATCAACAATTATTACAAAATCATCGTAATTACTCATTTGAAGACCTTTTATTAGCTATGATTTTCAAAAATACTGCTTCGTATAAATGCTCTAAGTTCTTGATCATTTTATGATGATAATAGCATAGAGTTATACCATTCTCTACACAAAATCGAAGTCCAGGATATTCGCTCCAAGTTTTAATATGATGAGCATTCAATTTTTTACCAACATTACATCCTGGCCATTGGCATTTAAAGTTATCTCTTTTATATACTTCTTTTCTCCACTTCTTGTATAAGGGATCATCAAAATTACGAACCATAACAATCACTATTTATCATGTCTTTTACTAGAGTATCGAATGTGTAGGTAGGAGCCCATCCTAATTTTTCTCTAGCTTTTGACGAATCTCCTCTCAAATAATCTACTTCTGCTGGTCTAAATAAGTTTTCATTAATAACAGTATACTTATTATAATCTAGATCTACAGAATTAAATGCTGCTATTAAAAATTCTTTTACGCTATGTGTCTCTCCTGTTGACAAAACATAGTCATCAGCATTAGCTTGTTGCAACATTAAATACATTCCATAAACATAATCTTTAGCATGTCCCCAGTCTCTATGAGCATCAAGATTACCTAGTTCAAGAAGTCCTTTATTTTTATTCTTAATTAAATCCCCAATATATTTCGTAATTTTTCGTGTTACAAAACATTCTCCTCTTCGTGGACTTTCGTGATTAAAAAGTATTCCACAGCAACAGTATAAATTATATGCTGATCGATAAATTTGTACCATATGATAAGCTGCTAATTTAGCCACCCCGTATGGACTCTGAGGAAGCATCTTGGTCATCTCACTCTGGTATTTGTGTCCGTCCTTGGTATCAAAGTTTCGCCCAAACATTTCGCTAGTACCAGCCTGATAGAATCTGGTTAATGGACTATAATTTTTGATAGCTTCTAGTAAATTAATTACTCCCACAGCATCAATTTCGAAAGTTGTTGTTGGCTGTTTGAAACTGGTGCCAACATGACTCTGAGCAGCCAGATTATAAAATTCATCAGGTTGATGTTTGCGTAAAGTGGTATTAATTCCGTTAGGATCGGTTAAATCAAATTCTTCTAGGGATAAACGCGGATGATCTAAAAGATGTTTGATTCGCTCAAAGTTATTGTTGCTGGAGCGTCTGTATAATCCCACCACAGAGTATTCTTTGTCTAGTAGCAGATCACACAAATAACTTCCGTCTTGACCTGTTACTCCTGTTACTAGTGCTGTTTTCATACTTATTCCTTAATACTATCTGGTGTTAAAAATGGCTGATCCACAGTATTATCAGCATAATTATGATAACTGTGTAGTTTTTCTTTTATCTTTTCAGTGGCTAATGCTAGTATTTCCATTTCTTTTCCTTCTTTTTCTCTTATCTCTTCGTCTTCTAACATTCGTATTAGTCCTGTCCAGCTACTTTTGCCGTCTTCTATTCTTTTGATACGCTGTTCGCGCGTGGCCTTTAGATCTTTACTGATCTTTTGCTGTTCATTAAGTAATTTAGTATATTCATTGGTGTAATTTGCTATGCTGTTTCGTGCAAAACTTAATTGAGTTTCTAAATTAGCAAGTTTTGGAATGTCTCGTGTGTCTTCTGGCTTTTCATACTCTTTGTCCACCAACTTTTGTAATTTGTCTGTTTCTGCAATATGGCGTTTTCGCTCTTTCATGCTTCGGTTAATAAGAATATCAATAGTGATAAATTGCTTTATCTGTAATTCTTCAGCAGGAAGAACATCTTCTCGGTATTGTTTGATTAAATTTATCCACACATTTTCAAAGTATTCTAATTCGCCGCTATCACTATCAAACTGACGTTCAATTTCGGTCCAAAAATTCTTTTTGTGTAATTTGTTTCAACGGTTAAGGTTTGTGGAAATTTGGTCAATTGTCAGTGAAGATATGTGTTCTCTGATATATTTCTCTTCTTCCAAACTTAGCTGGCCTCTCTTTTTGGGGCCTTTGTTATTCTGAGAGATTTGAGTCATTGATTATTTCCTTAATGATTAAAATTAATCTGTTAAGATCACTCTTATTTAATTTTTCGCCATATTTTAATTTGAGATATGATTCTCTATGGGCTGCTGGCATTTTTTCATCTAATAGGTTAATTATCTCTTTATTTAAGGCTAAATCACTAATATCCCCTTTGGTATGATGTTTGGATCCGTAGTCTTCACTATCTTCTATGCCAATGGGTTTCATAATATTTTTCTTGCTATTATTTCTATTTTCCCAAGCAGCATATAGCTCACAGTCGCTTTTGTTCTGAAAATCAAGACATCCACTTAGGGATTTTTTGCAGTGGGGGTCGTAAAGTGGACAACTCAAGCATGGTTTATCGGGGCGTTGGTAATTGTCTCTTTTGTAATTGAATAAACGATTACGAACGTGGGTCCATAGGAAGTTTTCAAGGGGGCGACTGTTGTCGTATTTTTCCAAACCTTCTAATGCGAAAATAGCGGCCTGTTGTTTCATATCATCAAAGTCATGATAGCCAAATTTAAATTTGTGGCCTAATCTTTTGCTAATGTCATCTAAGACTTTGAGGAATTCTTCTTCGGTTACTCCATTGGGTAAAGAAGATGATTTATTTGGGGGTATTTTCTTTGTGTTCTTTTTTTTGGTCATATAATAATTCAGCTATACTTTTTCCTTGTGGTAATTCTAGATCTTTGCTGCAATCAAAACTTCCTGATGCTTTTACCACCAACTCAGAATTGGCTAAATTTAATTCTATATTAGTCATTTTTTCTCCTTGCACAAAAGAGGTCAACTATTACTATAATACTGTTAGGTACACATTAGTCAACTTTAACGAGGATATTTATGGCCACTTATAAGAAATGGAACGATTCGGAAATCAGTTTCATCAAAGATAACCATTTGTCTATGCCTGATGAAACTATAGCAGTTAAACTAAGTCAAATTACAGGACAAAATATTAGTACAGCAATGGTGCGTCGTCAGAGGCGAAAGCTAACACTAAAAAAGCCAAGGGGGCGTCCTTGCAAGAATAAGCCTGTGGAAAATAGCGGAGAGTCAGTTACTGTATGATATTTATTGTGTGATTTTTATGTAGAAGTAGCAAGCAGAAATGCTTGCTATTTTTATTTATACTTTATTTAAAAAGGAGACTTTATATGTTATGCAAGAGTGTGGTTGGTCTGATGGTTATGTTATTTTGTTGTGGGGTTTACGGTCAAAATGTAGTGGTAGAGTATCAGCCTCAAAATGTTCAGTATGCTACAACATCATTGGTTCCTGTAACAACAGTTGTAAATCAAACAGTTTGGGTTCCTGTGGTAAAAATTGTTCCGGTACCGGTAGTGGTGGTTCCTCAGTATAATACGTATTATCCTGTTGCTGTTCCTGTGAACTATCACAGATGCTGTTTTAACAGTAACTATTATATTCCATACTATCATTATAGGTATTAATTGTGGGGCGACCAAAAGGATCAAAGGACAAGAAGAAGAGAAAAGTAAAAACTATATTAAATGGAGTTGATGAAAGAGATTTAATAAAGGATTATGAGGATGGATATTCTACAAAAATATTACTAGATAAATATAATGTCACCAAGTCTTATATGTCCTTGATGTTTAAAAATAGGGGCATAAAGTCAAGAATAGACCAATCAGTTGTTAAGTCGTGGGAGCATATAGAAAATATAGATAATTTAGATTCAAATATTTGTGGAATTTATGTTATCTATTTCTTATGGAACTATGATAAGAATGATCCTGAAAGAAATATAAAAGTCAATAATATTAAAGTATATATTGGTGCAAGTATAAATATTAAAAAAAGACTACAGGACCATATGTATCACTTAGGAAAAAAGAGTCATCGCTCTAAGAATATGCAGGAATGGTATGATAAAGATAATTACTCTATTAGGTGTGCTATCATAGAGCGTTGTGAATCTAATGAAATAATGCAGAAAGAGACTGATCATATAAAAACAATGAAAATACGGGATGCAAAGAAAGCTGTAATGTCCATAAAAGCGGATATGCTCGAATGAAGGTGATTATTAAATCATTACGTAGAAAAAATGGAGATGGTAAATATTTTTATAAGCACAGGGTGGCCTTTTGGGAAAAATACGGAACATATCCTGAGTTAATACGACACAAATGTAATAACCCGCGATGCTATAATGCGGATCATTTAGCAGAAGGAACCTATCAGGACAATGCTCTGGATAAAAGGGGCGATTTTCCAAAGGAATTTGAGGATAAGTGGAAAGAGTGTGGCGCTGATATAATTAAACTAAGCGAACACTATGAATCACGATGGAATAGAAACTGTGAATTGGGTGGGGAAAAAGTATCTTATATGATCTATAGTTGGGAAAGGAAACTGGGTTTAAGAGAAAAGTATCCTGAGATTCTAAAGAGAAATAAGAATCGAAGGCTTAATACGAATGTTTAGGTGATACATTTGTATTTTAGTGTGCCTATCGCATATGAACCTCCGGGCATTTTTACGGAAAAATACGGAGTTGACAGCAAAAAACATAAAATCCCCCTAACCTGTTGTGGTATAAGAGTTTACGTCGAATATGCTCGTCATTTTTTGACCTAAATGCTTATGTGACAATGACTTAGGGCTAATATGATGATCGAAACGATCTTCTGTTTAAAAAAATAAGATATTTTATGGCATAGCATTTGCTGTAGGCAATCTTTCGGTATTGTAAGGAAAGTTTTTTGTTGACACTCAAGAAATCTATGGTATAATGTCGATATAAGAAAGAGAAAGAGAGAAAGAAAATGGAAAACATGATCGTCATCAACACCGTTTCCGAACTTCGTGACCTGATCAACAACACGACGATGGACACGTTCGTGAATCGTGTTGCGTTCGCTGGCGATCTGCTGGAGCGTGTTCGTGCGAATGACAACGAAATCGCAATCGACGAAGATCTGGGATTCTGCGATGATGGCGGATTCATTCAGATCGACGAGATGGGCTACGTTGTGAACGATTTCGCAATCTGCTAAAAATATTCCTAGAGGCTTGACACGATAAAAGACGATAGGTATAATGCAGCGAAAGGGAATAGAATGACAAGCCAAATCCAAAATACGATTCGCCGGTTGGTTGCTCGCCATGGATATTCGGCCACGTTCGTTCAGAACATGGGCGAGGGTATATATCTGTACAGTATCGGCGGAATCATGTACCGCATCCGTGGTGATGGTACGATTCTCTGAGCGTAAAATCTTTGCCCGTAAGGGTTTAGAGCGAATCGGGGCGGCCCGATTTGACGTAAATCCTTTGTGTGCAGGCACTTACGACTAATACGATGATCGACACGATCTTCTGTTTAGCAAACAGCAAACGCTGTGCCAAAGAGATAGAAAATCGTAAAAAGTTTTGTCAAAATCTCTTGACACAAAAATATGGATTTTTTTCTTGCAAACTCAAGATTGTCATGGTATAATGTCGATATAAGAGAAAAGGAAAGAGAGAAAGACATGACTACGATGATTCAGGTTGGCAAGGTGTTCAAGGTTTACGGCTACAAGAATGGCCGAAAGGTTCTGCTCGGTACGTTTAAGACTTCCGACGCTGGCATCCGTTGCATGAACGCATACGCCAGTTGAGGGGGTTGACACGGCGGAAAAGTTTCGATAGAATACAGATACAGAAAGAGAGAAAAGCATGAACAACCCCAAGTTCGACACCATTCGCAAGAACGTTGCCAAGTATGCCGCGAAGGTTGGCCTTCGCGTAGATCGTAACTACGATGGAACGTACAACCTGTTCGATCTCGTGATCGGGTACAACGTTTTCACCAATGTGGATATGGAATGGGTGGTGCGAACAATCTACGATTCTCTTTCGATGAGCAACGACACGAAAAATCGATCCCTCAAATGAGGGGGTTGACGCGACGAAAAAGTTTCGATAGAATACAGCCATGAAAGTTATCCCACACCCAATCCGACCCGGACACTGGACGATCCTTATCGATGGCGGTATCTACGGATGCTACGAGCGCAAGGCGTTGGCCATTGCAGTGATGCTCACCCGTTGATCATAAATCCTTTGCTCATAAGGGTTTAGGACGAATTGGGGCGGCCCGATTTGACGTAAATCCTTTCTGGATAAGCACTTACGACTAATCTGCTGATCGACACGATCTTCTGTTTAAGAGCAAATCTCATGCCAAAGAATAAATAATTCTCTGCACAAATAATGAGCACGATAAGATAGGTAATGTGTTGCAAAATGCTACACTGACTCAGTTTTGCGGCCAAAACCACTAACGCAAAATGCTACAGGGTGTTGCAAAATGCTACGCTCAATATGTGGGCACAAAAAATGTCATAGTGTTTTTTCCGAGAAATACGCAATAAAAAATAATCTATGTTTGGCACACCGATTGCTCTTATATATGGTATAAGAAAGAGAGAGTTGAGAATGGAAAAGGTTATGAGTGTCAATGGTTTCATCGCAAGTCTTCCCAAGATTCGCAAGCGTAAGATTTGGAATGTTGTAATAGATGGTAAGGTTGTGCAAGGTGTGAGTGCTACGGACAATAGGCAATCTACGGCAGAAGCGTATATTGCACAAAAGTATCCGAATACGCAGTTTACGCTGATCTTCAAAGGATGGAAAATCTGAGACCCCCCAACATGGGGGTTTACACGACGGAAAAAAGTCACTAGAATATATTCACAAGAAAGAGAGAAAGAAATGGAAATGCTGGTTCTGATCGTCGTGAAGGGTAAGTATAAGGTTTATCGTGAGAGGAAGTATCCTAACGGGTATTCCCGTCAACTGCTTGCAACCTTCAAGAGTTCCTATGAGGCCGAAAGGTTTATGAACGCCTCCGCCACTTGAGGGGGTTGACACGGCGAAAAAGTTTCTATAGAATAGCATCACAAGAAAGAGAGAACAGAATGAACCCGAAGAACATCAACGATTCTCGCCCGCTCGTCTGGACCGTTTCGGTCGAAGTACCGAATACGTACTGCCTGTATATCGACGGCTCGCTCGTCGTGAACAACTGTCCACTGGACGAGTTCTACCCCCTCTATCGTGGGGCTGTGGAAAAAATGGCCGCGATGGACGCCGTGGCCTGACGCAAACCCTTACGGCTAAAGACTTTACGTCGAGCCGGGGCGACCCGATTTGACGCAAACCATTACTGCATAACGACTTAGGACGAACAAGGCTTTGGCACGGAATTTGCTGTAGGAAACCTTACGAAGTTTTAAGCAAAAATCCATTTGCATCCTAAAGAAAAGCATGGTATAATGTCGATATAAGAGAAAGAAAGAGAGGATACGATGAACAAGCAAAAGGTGAACGACGTTCTCAAGGCTATCTGGGGTAGCGAGACGTATCGTGTGGTGTTGGTGCATACGCCGGACGGTCGGATGTTCGCGGAGTGTGATTTTACGGGTAGGGGGGATTGACAGGCTGAAAAACTTTCGGTAGAATAGCGACATCACCACTGGAGACGATGAAAATGGTTGGAACGAAGCGAAGCATGGTTGAGGGTATCGCGGAGAAGGTTGGCGTGACGGGTGAGCAGGCCCGCGAAATCGTGCAGGCTACGCTCGACAGCATGATCGAAACGCTCGCCACGACCGGCCGGATCGAACTGCGAAACTTCGGCGTGTTCACCGTGAAGGTGACCGCTCCTCGCAAGGCTCGCAACCCCCGAACGGGGGAGAGCGTGATGATCGGTGAGCGTCGGGTGGTGCGGTTCAAGGCTGGCAAGGCTATGGCCGAGCGGATCGGCTGATCTAAACCCTTTAGGCTATTGACTTTACGTCAAGCCGGGGCGGCACGATTCGTACCAAAGTCTTATCCAATAAAGACTTACGAACATTACGAAGTTTTAAGGAAAGTTTTTTATTGACATTCAAGATTTGCCTGCTATAATGTCGATATAAGAGTAAGAGAGAAAGAAAGAGAGTTGAGAATGTACGGTATTCAGAAGTCCACTAGCGTCAACGGTTTCATCAACAGCCTTCCTCGGATCGTGCAGAAGAAAGTGTGGAAGGTGACCGATACCGATGGAACAGTTGTTCAGCACGTTGCTGCTACGGACAACAGCAAGAGTACCGCACAGCGGTATATCGACGAGAAGTATCCTGGCAAGGTTCTCACACTGACGTTCTCGCACTACAACGGACTGATTACGATCCCCCGATGAGAGGGGATTGACGGGGCGAAAAAGTCTGGTAAAATAATCTCAACACGAAAGGGAAAGCATGATTCAGATTGGTGACCGGGTGCAGATTGGTTCGGATTTGGCATGGGCCACGGTGACGGACATTCTGCCCTCTATCGGTGATCGTGTCGCTATGTATCGGGTGCAGTTTGACTCCGATGCTAGCCAGCGTTGGCTTGACGAGGGCATGATCTATGGTCCGTTTGTTGATCAGCCTTACGGGTGGGATTGACAAGCCGAAAAAATCTGCTATCATCATCACAACACAAGAGAAAGAGAATCATGGAAAACTTTTGGATTGTTTCGGCATTCTACGGTGAGAACGACGAGCGGAATAAGGATCGTCACTTCAGCACGTTGTTGGAGGCTAACTTTTTTGTGAATGCCGTGATCGATATCCAAATGGAAAAGAAAATGTACGGCGACTTGGTGTTGACCGTCAAGGATGCTCGCGGTAAGACCTATCACACTCACAATCTCTGAAAGAATACTAAAATGTTTGGCACTGCTTACGCTAACCGAAAGAACAGCCTCAATACTATCTTCGCGTCCATGATCGCTGGTAAGTATACTAGTGTGATCGACCCGAAGGGCCGGGTATATGCTGGCCTTGTCAACGGAATCATGCGTGAGGATGGTAGCGGCCGAAACTGGATCGTGACCATCACGAATAAGACCACCAGTGAACGCGTGTTCATCCACGCAACGTAAACCCCATAGCCGTAATACTTTACGGCGAACGCGGGCGCCCAAGTTTGACGCAAACTCTTTCAGCATAACGACTTAGAACAAATAGGCTTTTGGCATGGTATTTGCTCTAGCAAACCTTACGATTTTTTAAGGAAAAATATTGTAGGAAAGCCTATTGACAGGACGATAATATATGGTAGAATAGTGGTACAGAAGAAAGAGAGGCTAGGATGTTCGAGATTGGCGATAAGGTTCGGATGGGTGGTATCTCTGGCAAGATCGTCGGATGGTATTTCGATGAGGGTGATGTATGGGTGGTCGATCTGGCTGGTGTTCGATGTGAGTGTTCGACCCAAGAGATTCTCAACGGCTATATACCGCACGAATGGGAAGCATCCTGCGGAAGTGGGGGTTGACAGGCCAGAAAAAATCTTCTACAATCCATCCAACACAAGAGAAAGGGCAAAACATGATCAACGTCGGTGACACGGTGATGGTTGGTTCGCGGATCGGCATTCCTACCCAGAAAGCCATTGTGGTCAAAATCATTCCCGCTAACGAATACGGCGATGCTATGTATCGTGTTCGTTTTCCGGCAGATGAGAACAATACCAACCCTGTGGAGTTTTGGATCGATGCTCCGCTCGTCTGGCCGGATTTGACGAACAGTTATTCGGGTTGACAGGCCAAAAAAATCATCTACAATCCATTCAACACAAGAGAGAAAACAAAAATGGATATTCACAAGGGTGACATGATTCAGTTTCGCATGGGTGACACCTATGCTTATGGTAAGGTGGACAGCGTCGCTCGCACCAACGACGGCGAAGTGATCGCATACTATGTGATCCCCGTTGACGGTGGAGAAAATCTGTGGGTTGACTTTGAGGACGCAGTATCGTATGCTGCTCTTCGTGCGGCTTTTGGTCCGATTCCCTCAGTTGAAAAGGTTCTCTGAAATGCTTGGCCGAATCGTTACCGCTGACGAGATTCTCGACGCTATCAACGAGATGATGCCAGATGATACCATCGTTGCCATTGTGGGTTCTGGTGGTGGCGGATGGTTCGTGAGGCTTGACAATCATCCCGAAAACGTGCTGCTCCGTTCTGCTGACACGTTCTACCAGAAACTGAACGACTACTGCGTACGGGTTGAGGATTACAACCGCCGGTATCCGCGAACTATGGACGCATACGGACACCCCTACTGAGAGGGGGTTGTACCAGCCTAACCTGTCGGTTCGGTAAGATGGGTACAGCCAGCGTAAGTCCTTGATATATAAGAACTTATGGAAAATAGGCGGCGGCCGATTTGATGTAAATCGTTATGTGATAAGGGTTTACGATCAGTGGATGTGTGAATCGCATATCAAAAGTTTTGGCACAGTTTTTGCCCTAGCAAACAGTATGCCAAACGTAAAGAAAATCGTATCATTTCGTGTCAAAATCTCTTGACATAAAAATCCAGATTTTTTGCTTGAAACCTAAAGAATAGCCTGTATAATGTCGATATAAGAAGTAAGAAAGAGAGAAAGCAAATGCCAATCGAACTCACCCCTTCCGAAATCGTTCTGGTCTACGTTAGTCTGGCTCGTCGCAAGGCGGAAATCCAGAGTCTGGCCGATAACCCGTTCGTATCGCCCGAATCCCGTGAGGAAAACAGGATCGAACTTGATATGATCCAGAGTGTGGGGGATAAGTTGTTTCCCTCCTCTGTGGGGGGTTGAAACGGCGGGAAAAGTTTGGTAGATTAGTTAGAGAAAGAGAGAAAAAATGTTTCAAGTTGGCGATAGGGTGATTGTGAAAGGTTTCGACAGGCCGATTCACGGCGTGATACTCAACCAGTTTTACGACGAGGGAATCGTCTACTTCGTGCTGACCGATGGCGGAAACCATTGGGATTGTAGCGAGGACGAGTTGACCCCCGAAAATAGGGGTTGACGCGACGGGAAAAAGTTTCTAGAATCGTACCAGTATCACCAACCAAGAGAGAAAAAGAAAATGGCTACCAAGTTCAAGATCATCGAAGATGCCAAGCGTCAGGCTCGCATGTGCTTTCTGGGAATCGCAATCCGCCACCAGCCCTCGCTGGCCGATGGCGTGTACGGCCCGATCCGTAGCGAAAAGGTGTTGAAGTTCAATCGCAAGGCACTGCGTCGTGCCGGTAGCGTGAAGGCCGAGAAAGCCGATCCCCGCTACAAGGGGGTGACGATCTGCTGATCGTGAAGGTTGGCAAGCCGGGTTCGCCCGAACGCAAGGCGGCTCTGGCCGAACAGTACGCGGCGATTCTCGCCTGCGGCGAGGAAGTCTCCCCCTTCGCAGAGGGGTGACATCCGTACACTAATCGCAGACTAGACGCAAAGCGTTACGCCGTAAGACTTTACGACGAACGCGGCCCGCACGATTTGTGCCAAACCCTTATTGTATAAGGACTTGCGACAAAAAAGATTTTCTGAAGAAAAGGCTATTGACAGGCCGATAATAGTATGTAGAATCACTGCATCACCCTCAACGGAGAAATGACGATGTTCAACGACTTCGACGATGTGAACGCGATTCTGGCCGACCTTGCGGAGCAGGGTATTCTGGAGCCGATGGTCGAGCCGATTGACGAGCCGACGTGCCACCCAATGGATTGGGCGGAAGTCACGGGTCTGGCCGATGTGCTGCTTGAAGATATCTACCCCGAAAGCGTGGGGGCTTGACAAAAACCATGATCGATGCTATTCTGTTTGTTGTGTGCTATATTGGTTTGTTTTATATCTGTGTAACCGTGAAGGACTGAAAGATGAGTCACCCTGATCCCCTGTTCGATCCCGAAAACTCTTATGAGGATGATAACGTGGACTATAACTACGATGACCATGACGATTTCTACGGCGATGATCTGGACGGTGATAAACTGATCGACCAGTGGGATGATAACTACGACGATAGTATGGATGGCGATCATGATAGTGCCATGAGTTCTTGCGGCTGGGGAACCGACGAGGACTACGGTTACTATGGAGATGATGATCGTGAGGATTTCCATAGCGATGACGGCTACGGAAGTTATGACGATTGAGCCTAAAGCCTTGCCGTATAAGACTTTGCGGCGAGGCGGGCCGCCCGCGTTTCTTGTAAACTCTTATCTACTAATGACTTACAGCAAAAAAGATTTTTTCAAGAAAAACCTGTTGACAGGTCGATAATAGAAGATAGAATACTCGTATCACCACCACAAAGGAGAGGTTATGAATACCATCTGTGCTACGATTTTTGGTATCGCTTGGGCCGTTGTTTTCTGTCTGATCATGAAGATCACTTTCATGCTGGGTTGGGGAGAGCCTAACGTGATCCCCGAAGCCGGTGAAAGTTACGTCGCTTGGTGGTCTATGCTCTTTTTCTGTAGCGTTGCCCCGTGGGCTATCTGGGGCGTGTTCTTTGATGTTGTCGGATACGTTCAACTATTTTTTCGTCGTCGCAAGGCTTGACAACTAAAGTTTAGCCTGTAAACTGTCGATATAAGAAAGAGAAAACAATGTATAACGACTTTGCTAGCAATCTTATCGTGTGTTTTTTGCTCGGCTGTTGGGCGTATCTTTTTATCTATATTCCTCTTGTTTTCTGGTGCTAAATGATTACCAACGATATCACCAACGTAGTGACCATGACCGCAAAGACTCTTTCGGGTACTAAGGTTGTGGTTAACAGTTTCGACGTTATCATCGAAAACGGAAAGCCGCTGATTATGTTTTTCGTTAAGGATGAGAATGGCCAGTTCGGACTTTTCAATCAGAACGAACTCACCGATTATGTGGAGAGTTGACCCAAAGCCTTGATGTATAAGACTTTACATCGAGGCGGGGCGGCCGCATTTTTCGCAAACTCTTACAGCACAAGCACTTGCGTCAAAAAAGATTTTTTCAAGAAAAACCTATTGACAGACCGATAAATAGAGTGTAGAATAGTGAGAGAAAGAGAGACAAAGTATGGAAAACCAGTTCACGATCAGATTCATTTTCAGCGATAATCGCTTTGGTCACCTGTTGGCCGATAGCAGGGATGACGCTATCAACAGGGCTAACTTTTTCAAGAGCATCAACAAGAGCATCGTCGAGTTCGTGATTTTCGATCCGCAAATGCGACAGATTAGCATTTGACTTTCAAGATTCATCCTGTAGAATGTCGATATAAGGAAAAGAAAATGTATCGTGCTGGTTTCATCTTTTTCGTGTTCATTCTGCCGATTCTGAACATTGTGTTTTGCCTTGGATTTCTGGCTGGAAAGGCTGCCCAATGAATCGTGATTTGGCATACGTTGGTTTACTGGTCGCTGGTAGCGTTGTGCTTTCCACGATCATGCTCTACAGTTTTTTGGTCTATAGCATCATCACGGGAGATTGGTCATGACTCACGCCGAAGCAACGAAGATGGTTTTGGGCAAGCGTAACCGGGGCCAGCGTAAGATTGGCAACAACACCTACGCCTACATTCAGGCCGATGGTAGCGTTGCAATCGAACTCCACGGTACTAACGTGGTGGTGATTTATCCCGACGATAGCGTGATGCTAAACAGCGGCGGCTGGCGTACCAGCACCACGAAGGATCGAATCAACAAGTATAGTCCGGTGCGAGTGTACCAGAA